CTTCTGTTTATGGAGCTACAGCAGGACTTGCAAACCCATTCGCTCGTAACATGGTTGTATCAACAGGACAATGGTCAAACATCATGTCACTTAACGATGCAGGTCGCCCAATCTACACAGCATCACAGCCAATGAACGCAGGCGGAGCAGTTGCTCCAACTTCACTCACAGGCAACGTTGCTGGACTCAACCTTTACGTTGATCCAACAAACGGCGGCGATGGCGATGGAACAATCCTTATCGTTAACCCAGATGCGTACACATGGTACGAGTCACCAACATACCGCCTACGCGCTGAGTCAACAGCCGCAGGTCAGGTAACAATCGGCTACTACGGCTTCGGAGCAATCGCTACCAAGGTCGGCGCAGGCGCATTCAAGAACAACAAGGCGTAAGCCACCCTTAAGTCGCTGGTGGGGTAGTGCCCTTCTACCCCACCAGTCTTTAGAAAGGATAAGAGCATGGCATTGACCACAGTTGCAGAGTTACGCACCGCCTTAGGCGTCGGCACTCTCTATGCTGATTCAGTCCTGCAATCTGTCTGCGACACCGCAGATAACGTACTCTTGCCCTTTCTATGGAAAAACCAGCAATACATTATTGCTCACGGCAACCAAGGCACAGTTGGCACTCTTTACTTTGATCAGCCGATTCGTGATTACTTCTATGTCGGACAATCAGTAGTAATTTCAGGCGCAGGCACAAAGTACAACGGCACTAAGACAATTACAGGCGTAGATACTAGATCATTTAACATAACCACGACTCACACTAGCGATAATCCTCGCCACACAGTCGAGCCTTTTGGCATCGCAGCAGTTGAGACTTACACAGACTATTCAACCATTCCAGCAATTCAAGAAGCTGCTCTTATGATTTCAATCGACGTCTGGCAGTCACGCCAAGCGCCATCAAGCGGAGGCGTCACCATCGATGGCTACCAGCCAAGCCCATACCGCATGGGTAACACACTCTTAGCACGTGTACGTGGCCTTCTAGCACCTTATCTTGATCCGAGATCGATGGTGGGCTAATGGCCTCCATCTCAACACTCCGAGCAGGCATAGCCTCAGCACTTACAGACAATTCACTTTATTCGGTATTTTCATTCCCACCTGCAACACCGATCGCTAACAGCGTGATCGTAGCGCCAGCAGATCCTTACATTTCGCCGTCTAACGGCTGGCATGCATCGATCTCGCCTATGGCTAATTTCGTTATTTCCGTCATGGTTCCCTTGCTCGATAATGAAGGCAACCTTAACGGGATGGAAGATAACATCGTTCGGGTTTTCAACCTGCTCGCTGCATCGACCTACACCTACAACGTCACAGAAGTATCGGCTCCAGCCGTATTGAGTGCCGCGTCGGGTGATCTACTTACATGCAATATCAATGTATCCGTACTTACGAGTTGGAGTTAAACCATGACCGAATTGGAACAATGGGAAAAAGAAAATGAAGCATTCCTGATCAAAATCGGTCAGGTAAAACCAGTGGTTGCAAAGCCACTTACTAAGAAAGACGAGGAATAAGCCGTGTCGGTATATCTAAGCAACGGAGTAGTTCTTACTGTTAATGCGGTGGATCTCTCTACTCTAGTCACAAGCGTTACACTCAATCGATCATTCGATGAGCTTGAAGTTACAGCAATGGGCGACAGCGGACACAAGTTCGTTAAAGGCCTTGAGGCATCTTCAATCACAATCGACTTTCTCAATGATGAAGCAACATCTAAGACACTTCAGACATTGAACGCAGTCCTAGGAACTAACACAACAGTTACACTTAAGCAGACTTCTGCTGCAACATCAGCGACTAACCCTCTTTACACAATGACTTGCCTAGTCAACAACATCACACCAATCAATGGTGCAGTTGGCGATCTATCAACTCAATCAGTAACTTGGAACGTTTCTGGTACAGTAGCAGTAACCACTTCATAATCTAAAACAAAGGGGCACAACATGGCAAAGTTAATAGTCACACTAGCGGACAACAGCGTCACCGAGATCGAGATCACCCCTCGATTGGAGTACGCGTTCGAGCTATATGCTAAAAAGGGTTTTCACAAAGCGTTCCGCGATGATGAGAAGCAATCAGATGTCTATTGGTTGGCATGGGAAGGCCTTCGACTAAGTGGAGTCACAGTCAAGCCATTCGGCGCAGACTTTCTCGAAACTCTTAAGAGTGTAGAGGTTGCTGAGTCTGACCCTTTGGCCTAGGCAGGGATAGCATCCACTATCTCATCGCTCGGTTGAGCATTGAGACGGCTATCCCTCCACAATCTTTAATCGATCTAGATTCATCGATGCTTCAGATGCTACTCAAGGCGCTGAAGGATAGAGCAAAGGAGCAGGCAGATGCCTACAGAGCTAAAAAACGCTAGTGCGTTTCGCAAGGCTCTTAAGCAATTTTCGCCTGACCTAGACAATGAACTCAGAGATGAGTTAGTAGGATTCCTTAAGCCATTGGTAAAAAAGGCTAGAGGATTCTTACCTTCAAATGCTGAGGCTCCATCTGGATTTGTAAAGCACGAAGTAAAGACGGCCAAGTTTCCTATGTACGATGCGGCCGAGGCTCGTCGAGGTATTGGCTACAAGCTCACGCCTACCAAGCCGAATCGCGAAGGTTGGTCATCTACTATTTCACTTCATAACAAGACCGCTGCTGGTGCGATCGTGGAGACCGCTGGACGCAAGTCTGGTATCTCTGGCAACTTTACCCCTAGATTTCAAGGGTCTCTTGCAGGACGTGCGAAGATGGCAGGACGTGCGATGTTTAAGGCATACGATCAAGATCAAGGCCGAGCCAAGGCTGCAATTATTAAGGCGCTTGAAAAGGCTGCCGCTAAATTTAATGGGAGTGCTAACTAATGGCTGAATTACGCGCCACGATTATTGGTGAGTTTAAGGGTAAGAAAGCTTTTAAAGATGCAGATAGTAGCGTCAAGGGGCTTACTAAATCATTTAAGTCATTAGCAGGTGCAGCTGGTATTGGTCTTTCCACAGCCGCTATTATTAATTTTGGAAAACAAGGTGTTTTAGCCTTTGCAGAGAATGAAAAATCAGCGCGTCGCCTTGCTGGCGTAGTGAAAAACCTTGGCCTTGAATTAGAGACTCCAACCATTGAGGCTACCCTAGATCGCATTTCAGCCAAGTACGGCTATCAAGGCGAAGTGTTGCGTGAGTCTTATCAGAAACTTATTACAGCAACAGGATCACTTGAGAAGTCTCAGGAGTTACTTAACTTATCGCTAGATGTAGCCGCTGGTTCTGGTCAAGAATTGCTTACGGTAAATCAAGACCTCGCCAATCTATTTGTAGGTAATACTAAAGGTCTTAGAAAATACAACCTAGGTCTATCTCAAGCGCAACTTAAAACTATTAAATACGAAGATGCAGTAGCACTTTTAGCCAAGACCTTCAAAGGCGCAGGACAAGGAGAATTAAACACATTCTCTGGAGAGATGCGTGTCCTTACAGAAGCAGCAGATAACGCTCAAGAGATCATTGGCGGAGGTTTAATTGATGCCCTTATGATTCTCTCTGGCGACACGACGGTCGAAGAGCTTGCAAAGTCTATGTCTGAATTGGCAACCAATACTTCAACAGCCCTAACTCAATTAAGTTTATTTGGTAAGGGAGTTATTAACATTTTTGGTGGTATTGCCAGCGGTGTAGAAGATTTTATTCTTGCCACTGATCCATTTATTGCTTTGATTACTGAAGGAGATCCGACTGGCTTTATGGATCAGCCTCGGCCAAGAGCTCGACGGTTTTTTTCTGGTGGTCAAGATTCAATAGCAGAAGCTAAACGAACAAAGGCTCGCGCAATTGCGGAGGCAGAAGCCCTTAGACTGGCCAAAGAACGTGCTAACCTTGAGAAGAAAGCATTGCTTGAGGCTAAAAAAAGAGCAGCTTTAGAAAAAGCCTCAAAGACTCTTGAGATACTTCGCATTGGAGCAACAGCTGCGCTCAAGGGTAAGATCAGCGAGACCGATCGTCTATCTTTGGAATTGCAATTAGCCCTTTTAGATAAGAACGAAACACTTGCAATTAAGTTATCTGGTGAGTTAGAAGCAGCCGTCAAGCGGAATAACGAATTGAGAGCAGCGTTACTTGCTACCCCACTTGCTCCTAATCCTTACGCTAATTGGTATCCACCTATTTTGGCTCCTTTATCAACTGGTGCATTAGCTCTTGGTGGCGCTCCCGTCGGTGGTGGTGGGGTCATGCCTGACTTTAACGTACCTGAGAATTCTTACAGCCAAGTCGGCCCTATGGGAGGCTTAGGTGCTGGAGTCATTGCTGGCGTCAATCCTAATATCAACATTACAGTCAATCTT